AAATTGCCGAATGTATTGATGTTGAAAAGGCAAAAGAAGAATGAAAAAGAAGATTTTGATTGTGATGGTGGATATAATAGTAGCATTTATAACTATGTTATTCTTTATCTCGCTAAGTTTATCCGGGGAACTATTAATCATGTTTATCGTGGGGGTATTTGTTATGGGCACCTTGAATGCTTATTGGCACTCTAGGAAGAAATATCTGTACGGTTGTAAGCCATGATAAAAACAATTTATGTGGACATGGATGGCGTCTTATGTGATTTTAATAAACGATTCCTTGAATTATATAAAGATGTTCCTGAAGTAGATTACCCGAGTAAAAGTAAAGAAAAGAAAGCATACAAAAGTAGATTTGATGATTTTGTTACTGGTAGGCATTTTGCTACTCTAGAACCTATGCCAGATTTTGAAAAAGGTGCTAGTTTCCTAGAAAGTATTGAATCTTATTATACAATAACCATATTATCTTCAACTGCTAGAGAACTCTACCTTGAAGAAGTATCTAGACAAAAAGAAAAGTGGTTAGCAGATTGGGAGGTTTCTTATCCAGCTATATTCGTTCCGGGTAAGAAATTGAAACGAGAATATGCATGTCCATTAGGTCTATTAATTGATGATACAATTGATAACGTGGCTGAATGGAGGGAGAAAGGTGGTAAAGCAATTCTACACAAATCTTGGCAACAAACAATTGAGGAGTTTGATTACTATTATGCATGAAATGACTAAAGAAGAAAAAGAAGTGTATGCTGTTTTATTAAGGGAAATATCTATAAAAATAACTACCAATAGTACCAGTTATAATATAGCAAGATTAAAGGATTTTGTTGAAGTAGTTAATCTTAGAATTGAAGGATCAAATTATAAAAGCGAGTATGATGTATGACCAAGATTGAAGGTATATATTCAGAAATAATCGCCAATATAGCAAAGATAGAAAAACTTAATATTGATAATCTTGAATTACAAAGTCAATTAGAGAAAATAGAATTAGAAGATTGGCAACCTGTTAATGGCGACTTTGTTATTGCTAGTTCTGGTGTTGTCTTTGATAGGAATAAATGGACAAGAGGGAGTAAAAGTGTACCTGACCAGGAGGTAGAGTTTGGGAGTGTGAGGGGAACAGTTCAACAGGCTAAATTGGCAGCCGCCAATATAAAACGATTTAACAGGCTCTCATGTTTTATGGGCGACTCTAAGCCAATATTAGAATATTCACCAATATCTGTTGCTTTGGTTTTTTATGATTATGAAGAAGAGCAGATTAAAAAATTAAAAAAAATACTAGCCATTAGGAAAGAATTATGAAAAGTCCAGTAGCAAAGGCGCTCAGAACGCCTAGATTTAAAATACAGATTGTTAAATCCAAGAAATTATATAATCGCAAATTAAAGTGGTGATATAAATAAGATTGATAGGAGACTATTCAGGAACATCAATGAAAGCAATTCAATTAATCTTATTAGTAATAATCCTTTTTATATACCTAAACATTTGGGTATCATCCGAGAATCCTTGTTCGGCATTCTCTTCTACACCAAGCCTGTGTAATTCAGATAACCACGTAAAATAAACCTTTACTTTTTGAATTAGATAGTTTATAATATCTTATAAATTAAATTTGAGGTAAAAATGAAAAAGTTATTAGTTGTATTGCTCCTTGTATTTTCTTCCTATACACAAGCAAATAGTCAATGGGTGTGGCCTTTAGTAGGTGGTCTTGTTGGGGGTGTGATTATAGGAGAAGTAGCTGCCCAACCTAGATATCCTTATGGTTATTATCAACCACCTGTATATGTACCACCTCCAGTGTATTATCAACCACCTCCAGTGTATTATCAACCCGAACCAATGTATTATCAAGAATACTACCGAAATGAATATTACCGCGAAATGGCTAACCGTAGACTACAAGGATACAGATGAAAGCATTTAGAATAAAAATTACAAAGTCTTCTTTGGACTCCTACTGGTATGCTGGTTTTGTTGGTATGATGTTCTGGGCTGAGGAAATAATAACAGATGGTGAAACTCAGTACAGAATAATTTTTGAAAGTTCCCACAATACTTCAACTGTTATTAGATGGGTTGGCAAAGCCGACTGTGAGGTTATTAAGGAATCTTTTATTAAAATTGAAACGATTATTACAGTGGTGGAAATATGATTGACGAAGCGTGGGCCAGTGAAAGAAATGAAGATGCTATATCCTTAACACATATCAAAACCGCCGAAACAGCGGAAATTTATCTTAGGGATATAAACAATATTACTGAGGAAATCCTACAGGATTTATTTAATGACACCCTTTCAGATAAAGATGTTATGTTGGCCTTTAGAATATTATTTGGCTATATTCGGATTAGATAACAGGAAATTATTATGTTTTGCTTTGATATAGAAACCCTTGATACAGAATCATCCTCAGTAATCCTAAGTGCCGCCATTGTGTATTTTGACGGTAAAGAAAAATTATCTTACCAACAATATCTTGATAGAACTATATTTGTCAAGTTCAATGCTGTAGATCAAATTAAACGATTAAAACGAACCACGAGCAAAGATACCATGGAATGGTGGAGTAAACAGGCAGAGTATGTTCGTAATCAAAGCATCAAACCTAAACCCGATGATTATTCGGCCGAGGAAGGTATTGATAAGATTATTCAATATATGAATCAATACGAAAAACCTAGAGAGCAGATAATGTGGGCTAGAGGATCACTAGATCAAGTTGTTATTGATTCATTGTGTAAAGCTGTTGACAAGCCTTGTATTACAGAGTATTATGTATGGAGGGATGTAAGAACAGCGGTAGATATTATCTATGGTACAAGTAATGGATACTGTGAAGTTGATCATCCTGATTTCAATAGGGATTCTATTCCTAAACATTTACCATACCATGATATCTGTATTGATGTTATGATGCTAACACAAGGCAAAGAGAAAATATGACAGATTTCTATACCAACGTACTGACTACTGGTAATAGTATTTTAATACGAGGAGTTGAGAATGGTGAGAGATTTCAGAGAAAGGAAGAATTCTCACCTACTTTATATATCAATTCAAATAAATCCGATACTGAATGGTCAACGCTACAAGGGGATAAGGTTGAGGAAATTAAACCCGGAACTATAAACGAGACCAGAGAGTTTGTAAAATTATATGAAACCGTAGAAAAGTTTAACATATATGGCAATACCAATTATGTTAGGCAATACATTTCTGATACCTATCCAAAAGAAATCCTATTTGACAGCAGTAATATAAAAACATATTCAATAGACATTGAAACAGAGACCGAGTATGGGTTTCCTAATGTAGCTTTGGCTAACGAGAAAATTCAGTTAATAACATTGATGGATGCTACTAGTAAACAAATCACTACCTTTGGATTACATGATTGGAAAAATAATAGGGCTGATGTTAATTATATCAGATGTAATAACGAAGCGAATTTATTAAAAGAATTCCTGATCTTCTGGTCTTATAATTTTCCCGATGTTATTACTGGGTGGAACATTAATATGTTTGATATTCCTTATTTGGTTAATCGTATAACAAATGTATTGGGCGAAGATGCTGTAAAGAAACTATCACCTTGGAATAAGGTAAAAGAGAAGGCTATTTATATTAACGGTAAACAGCATCCAGCTTATACTATTAATGGTGTAGCAATATTAGATTATCTTGACCTATATAAGAAGTTCACCTATCACACACAGGAATCTTATAAGTTAGACCACATTGCTTTTGTTGAATTAGACGAGAGGAAGTTAGAGAATCCAGGCGAGACGTTTAAAGAGTTCTATCAAGACTACCCTGACCTATTTGTGGAATATAATATTCAGGATACCGTTTTGGTAGATAGACTTGAAGACAAGATGAAATTGTTGGAGTTAGCAATTACAATTGCCTATATGGCTAAGGTCAACTATGATGACGTATTTTCTCCTGTAGGTCTATGGGATACTATTATCTATAATCATTTGAGAGAACAAAATATTGTTATTCCTCAACAGACATATTCCACCAGCACCGATCACATAGAAGGTGCTTATGTAAAAGAACCTATTCCAGGATTTTATAAAAATGTTGCTTCATTTGATTTGGCATCTTTATATCCTCATTTAATAATGAATTACAATATTTCTCCTGAAACTATGAACACTATGAGGATACCTTGTAATGTGGAGAGTTTGCTCAATCAGGAATGTGATACGTCTACCTTAAAAGACCTTAACTATTCATTGACTGCTAATGGTTGGAGTTATCGTAAGGATAAGAAAGGATTTCTTCCTGAACTCATGGAATCTATGTACAATGAAAGGTCTTTTAATAAGAAAAAGATGCTGAAGTTGGAGCAAGAATATGAGAATAATAAAACTACCGAACTAAGCAAAGAGATTAGCAGATTGGACAATCTTCAAATGGCATTGAAGATTCTATTGAATAGTTTATACGGTGCGCTTGCGAATAAGCATTTCCGTTATTATGATTTGAGAATGGCTGAAGGTATTACATTATCAGGTCAGTTGTCTATAAGATGGGTATCTAATAGACTCAATGCTTATATGAATAAGGCATTAAAAACTGAAAATGTCATATATGACATTTATCAGGATACGGATTCCTGTTATTTAACATTAGAGAAAATAGTTGAGGTGGCTTGTCCAAATAAGTCTGTAGAAGATACTATTAAATTCATGGATAAATTTTGTTCAGAAGTTTTACAACCTGTCATTTCAAAATCATTTGATGAATTGGCATTGTACATGAATGCCTACGAACAAAAGATGTCAATGAAGCGAGAAATTCTTGCTGATAAAGGTATATTCATAGCAAAGAAAAGATATATTTTGAATGTACACAATTCTGAAGGTGTTCAGTATGCCGAACCTAAGCTCAAAGTAATGGGGTTAGAAATGGTTAGGAGTTCAACACCTGCTGTAATACGAAAGAAGTTGAAAGAATCTATAGGTGTGATATTAGAAGGAGATGAAAGAAAGTTACAGAAGTTTGTTGCTGATTATAGAACAGAATTTAATACCCTATCAGTTGAAGCGATTGCTAAGCCTAGTGGTATAAATGGCATGACTGTATATTCCGGCTCTCCTATATATTCTAAAGGAGCTCCTATTCATGTTAGAGGATCGTTAATATTTAATCATCATATTAAACGATTGAATCTTGATAAGAAATATCCAATCATACAGGATAGCGATAAGATTAAATTCGTGTATGTACAGATGCCTAATCCTTTTCATGAGGATATCATTTCTTTTTCTACTGAATTGCCTAAAGAATTTGACTTGCATCGGTATATAGACTATAATAAACAGTTCGATAAAGTATTTCTTAACGCCATCACAATTATTATTAATCCTATTGGATGGTCTTTAGAAGAGACCTCAACACTTGACGAGTTCTTTTAAAAGGATTGTGCTAGAATTACATTTGTATTTGATATACCACATTAATAGGAATTTGAAATGAGTGAAATAGTAGAAGAAGAAAAAAATGACGATATTAAAAATTGGTATGTGTATGAATCTTATCAAGTAGCCATAGCTTTGTATAGACAAAGCACCGAAACAGGATTTGTCTATAATGTACATTTATCTCATGTGTTAGAATTAGACGAGGACGAACACCCTGATAAGGTTATTAGTATTATTACTGATAAGTATGGTGATAATGTTATTGATCTTATTAAAGAGACGACCTCTAGTATAGCGCCATTATTTGATGCTATAGGGGATGAAGTTATTGTATGGGATGATTGCGATGAAATACTAGAGACCTATTCCTTAAATGAAATGTTCAAGGAAAAATCTGTTATTATATCACTTAAGGCATAAAAATGAATTCAGTATAATATTGTAATTATAACAATAAAGGTGATGATATGGCTGTAGGTTTTAATTCTTTAACAGAAACAGATTGCGGTCCAATTTATGAAAATTTGGGTGATAGTAAGTTACAAAAAAATAAGGAAAGTAAAAAAATGAGTTTAGTAGATATTCTAAAAAAGACCAGTACAATCAAAGCATCAGACATTCTTGATGTATCAAAGTTCTTTACTAAAGCAGATATGGTAACCACTTCTGTCCCTGCGATTAATGTAGCATTGTCCGGGAAACTTGATGGGGGTTTTGTTCCAGGTCTTACTTTGTTTGCTGGTCCAAGTAAACATTTCAAAACCAGTTTCAGTTTGTTATTGGTAAAGGCATATATGGACAAGTATCCAGATTCTGCTTTACTGTTTTATGACTCAGAGTTTGGAACACCTCAAGATTATTTCAAATCGTTTGGTATTGATACTTCTAGAGTTCTTCATACTCCCATTACCAATATTGAGGAACTGAAGTTTGATGTAATGAAACAACTTGAAGCAATTGAACGAGGTGCTAGAGTTATCATTGTTATTGATTCTATTGGTAACTTGGCATCTAAGAAAGAGTTTGATGACGCAATGGATGGTAAATCCGTAGCTGATATGACTAGAGCAAAAGCATTAAAGGGTTTGTTCAGAATGGTAACTCCACATCTTGCTATGAAAGATATCCCTATGGTAGCAATCAATCATACCTATCAAACCCAAGAAATGTATTCTAAAGCAGTAGTATCCGGAGGGTGTTTAATACCCGGAACAAGAATTAAAATGTTTGATGATTCTTTAAAAAATATTGAAGATGTACAAGTAGGTGATTTAGTTATTACGTTAGATGGACCAAAGGTAGTGACTCATTCTTGGACACCAGATACTTTAGAAGATGGTGAACCTGAATGTTTTAAAATTACATTTGAGGATGGATATGAAGTAATTTGTTCAGATGAACACCCATTTCTTATAAATGATAGATTTGTATATGCTAAGGAACTTTGTGTTGGGGATGAAATAACCACAATTAAGTGAGTTTTCAATTCTTATAAATAGTAGGAACAGAGTAATATATACCTGTTCCTAACTACTTATAAGGAAGAAAAATGCATATAGTTTATTTATTTAAATTTAAAAGAGAACAGTTACCGAATTTATACATTGGATCAAAAAGTAACTGTTCTATTGTAAATGGAAAAATAATTGATAAGAGAGGTAAAATTTATGAAGGTTCTTGTAAATCAGACTTATATTTATCTGCAATAGTAGACTGTGAATATGATGTGTTTATATTAGGAAAATTTGATATTTATAATACCGCTTTATTAATGGAACGTGATAGTCATATTGTTAATGATGTTGTTGCTTCCCCCAATTATTTTAATGGAAGCATAGCGACAATTAACTCTTACACCAATCCAGAATATGCGACATATAAAAATTTATTAACTGAAAAAATTGCTAGATTACCTAGAATACACCCAGAAGTTTTAAATGGTAATTGGGTGGGTGTAACTAAAGGAGTTATTTTTGCCGAAGAAGAACGATTATCTAGGGGAAGATCAGGAGAAGAAAATCATTTTTATAATAAACATCATACTGAAGAAACATTAAAAATATTATCAGAAAAAGCAATATTAAGAGGAAGAGAACCTTGGGAAAAACGATCTGAGGAAAGTAAGCAAAAATATTTAGATGCGGTAAGTAAACCTAAAAGCGAAGATCATAAAAAGAAAATGGGTAGGAAAGGATTGATTATGTTACAAAATATAGAAACATTAGAATATATTCGTATTCCTAGAGAAGATGTTCCTTCTTACGATTCTAATATATGGATGAATGGTGCTATTGTCAGAAAAAAATTAAAATTATTAAATAATGAGGTATAAATGAAAATTACAAATATTGAACAAGTCGGTAAACATAAAGTTTATGATATTACAGTAGCAGATAATCATCAATATGTGCTTGAAAATGGGGTAGTAACTCATAATACAGGAATTTACTACAGTTCTAGTAACATCTTCATTATCGGTAGACAACAAGAGAAAGAGGGTACTGATGTTGTTGGTTATAACTTCATTATTAATGTTGAGAAGTCAAGGTATGTAAGAGAAAAGGCAAAAATTCCAATTACAGTTCTATTTGATGGTGGTATTTCCCGTTGGTCTGGTTTACTTGAAATGGCATTAGAGTCTGGTCATGTTATCAAACCAAGCAATGGTTGGTATAGTAGAATTGATTCAACTACGGGTGAAGTAGAAGAGAAAAAATTTAGATTGAAAGACACTCATAATAAAGATTTTTGGATGCCTGTATTAGCAAAGAAAGATTTCCAACAATGGGTTGAGTCTAATTATAAGTTAGCAACAGAATCTATCATGACTGATGAAGTAGATTCGTTAGGTGAAGATGATGAATGAAGATGATATTCCATATGTATTAGTGGAGAACAAGGAAACTGGTCATCAGGCTATTAGGTTGACAGAAGGTCCTTATTCAAGTATAATGTATACTTATGGTAAGGTTGAGTTTGAAGACCCAGATTTGTTTGTTAATACTCCTCCTAAAATAAAATTTGAATATGAGATTATTGAGGACTGTGGTGTAAAATATAATAAAGAAAGTTTTGAACACTATATTGGAGATTTGCTTGTAGAACTCCTACATCACGGGTTAGAAAATAACGATATCACTTATACAGGCGGAATTAATGAGTAGAATTGAATCTACAATTTTATCTAATTTAATATACGATGAGGAGTTTAGCCGAAAGGTTATTCCTCATCTTAAAAAGGAATATTTTTCCGATAGAATGGAAATGACGGTTGCTACTATCATTATGAAATTTTTTGATAATTATAATAAGCCAGCATCAAAAGAAATTATAACAATAGAGTTGGGCAACTTTAAAGGTATATCTGATAGAGAACTAGAGGAATATACTGATTATGTTGAGAAATTAGAAAGGTCTGAATCTAATATTGATTGGATTCTTGTAGAGACTGAAAAGTTTTGCAAATCAAGAGCGGTATACAATGCTATCCTTGATAGCATTAAAATCATTGAAGGAAAAGATCAGAATCAAACCCAAGATGCTATTCCATCTATATTATCTGATGCGTTATCGGTAAACTTTGATTCTAGTGTTGGTCATGATTATTTGGATGATTATGAGGAACGATATGAGTTTTATCATAAACAAGAAGAAAGAATACCTTTTGATTTAGATGTATTTAATAAAATTACAAAAGGTGGGTTACCAAAGAAAACTTTATCTGTTGTTATGGCAGCCTCAGGTGTTGGTAAGTCTATTTTCTTGTGTCATTCAGCCGCTAATATTCTGAAGCAAGGAAAAAATGTCCTATATATTACACTTGAAATGGCAGAAGAAAGGATTGCTGAAAGAATAGATGCTAATCTTCTCAATATAACATTGACTGATTTAGAGCAATTAGATCAAGAATCATTTAATAAGCGAGTAATGAAGGTAGCAAAGAAGACCCAAGGTAAATTGATTATTAAAGAATACCCTACGTCTTCGGCTCATTCAGGTCATTTTAGAGCATTAATAGAAGAATTGAAGATAAAGCGAGGATTTGTTCCAGACTTCATTTGTATTGACTATATCAATATATGCGCTTCACAACGTATCAAAGGTGGTTCTGATAAGACGTATACCTATGTTAAAGCAATTGCTGAAGAGATACGAGGATTGGCTGTTGAGTATAATGTACCCATTCTAAGTGCTACACAAATTAATAGAAGTGGTATGACTAATTCAGACCCTGGTATGGAGGATACCTCAGAGTCAATAGGGCTTCCACAAACTGTGGACATGCTGTTTGCTTTAATTGGTAATGAAGAGTTGGATCAAATGAATCAGATTATTGTAAAACAGATTAAGAACAGGTATAATGATGTTAATTACTTTAAACGATTTGTAGTTGGTCTTGATAAATCAAAGATGAAGTTCTATGATGTTGAGGCTACTGCTCAACAAGGTTTATTTGATTCTGGTCAAACCAAAGATATACCGGCTTTTGATAAAGGAAGTTTTGGTAGTGGTATGAAAGCAGAAACAAGTTACAGTGATTTTAAATTTTAGGAGAATGTATGAGTGAAGTAAAAGAATCATCAGACTATGAAAACTGTATGGATATTTTGGGTACACAAGTACCTAAATCAGCCACATTATCTGAGTTTTTTGGAGAAGATGATGTAAACGAAGATGTTGAATGGAAAACGCATTGGGTAGGTATGCCAGAATTTACTCAAGAAGATAATCCACCTTATAAAAGATTGATTGTAAATTTCAGAACTGAAGATGACTATATGGAGTTTTCAACACTGATTGGTCAAAAGTTAACCAACAAAACAAAAAGTATCTGGCATCCAAAATTAGATCGTGATGAAAATTCTTTAAAAAGGTGGTTTGAAGATGAATAGATTGTTTTATACAAGTAGAAATGTGACTGGAATGTTTTCTAAAGGTTTGCTTTGTAATATGAAAATCTTAGAAAACAGCACATCACTGGACTTTCTAACACCGACAAAAACCAAAAGGAGCAAAGAATACATCGAAGAATATCTTCGTATAAAAATAGACAGATCGCTGAATTTATTTGGCAATTTCTATTTGAATACTGCTATGAATATGGCAGATTGGGAAGAAGTTTATGATGCTTTAGATGTATCAGAACTAAAACACTATGATGCTCTACACATCTTTGGCGGTCTACATTTTCCACAATCTAATCTCACTAGATTTTCTAGTAGAGCATTAACATTTCCGAATGATCGTGGTCAAATGAAGTTTAAACAGACTGGTCAGCATATCATAAATGTAATGGCTATTCACAAAGCGCATGTGATATATGACATTCCATTACACGAGTTTTCTTATGATTCGGATGAAATGTGTTCCAGTCTATTCAATGTTAAGCAGAATCCTAAAAAATATAATTTGTATCACTTGTATGATATGCCGCAGTATGGTATGAAAAGATTGGATTCTTTACAGTATTATTTGGTCAGTCGTTCAAAGATTGATGATCAAAGTAAAGATTATGACTTTACTTTTGGTTATACTGTATTTCCATATGGAAATAGGGAACACTATGTTTCATATGTGGAAGACTTGGTAAAAAAGTTTGATACTGTTAATCTATATGTGAAAAACAAGGTTACTGGTGAAGATAATTCCATTGATAGAGATGTATATTTGAATAAGATTGCTCAATCTAGGTATACACTGATCATACCATCTTACGATAACAATTGTTTTTCACTTTACAGATTTGTAGAATCCATATATAATGATTGTTTGCCGCTAATTCATAAAGACTGCCACATTACTGATGTGGAAAAATCATATGATGTTGATTTATCCGAACTGGTATCCAATGATGTTTTTGATGAAGAAAAGCGATTAGAATTATTATCTTATCTAAAAAGTAAATTTTTAGTTTTTGAACGGAGTTTTGTATGACCAACCCATTAAATCCAGTCTATATCATATCTAAAGGTAGATCGGATACAATGATAACATCCAGATCATTATCAAGAATGAAAGTTCCTCATTATATTGCTATTGAACCGCAAGATGAGGAATCATACGAGCAAGCATTAGATAATTTTGGTATTAGAGATTATGTGACACTATTGATCGCACCATTTAGCAATCATGGTGATGGACCAGGTAGAGCTAGAAATTGGTGTTGGGATCATTCTATAGCATTGGGTGCTGAGAAGCATTGGGTATTGGATGATAATATTTCTGATTTCTATCGTCTACATCAAAATCAACGTATCAGAGTAGAATCAGGTGTTATTTTCAAAGCGGCTGAAGACTTCATTGATAGATATGAAAATGTACCTGTATCTGGTTTTCAATATAGATTTTTCATTGCTCCGAATAGTAAATATCCACCCTATGTCAAGAATACAAGAATATACTCTTGTTTGTTGATTGACAACAAGTGTAAACATAGATGGAGAGGAAGATATAACGAAGATACTGATTTGTCATTACGTGTTTTAAAAGATGGTGATTGTACTATCCAATTCAATATCTTTCTACAGGGTAAAGTTGCTACACAGACACTGAAAGGTGGAAATACCGCTGAGTTTTATCATGCTGAGGGTAGTCAAGATAAAGAACAATGGAGAGATGGTTATCTAAACGCTGATGGTACTATTAACAAGTCACAAATGTTGGTAGATATGCATCCAGATGTTTCTAGAATAGTTTGGAGATATGGTAGATGGCACCACCATGTTGACTATAGTCCGTTCAAAGATAATCAGTTGAGATTAAAACCAGGAGTTGTTTTGCCACAAGGTGTAAATAATTATGGTATGAAATTGGTAAAAATGACAGGAGGATAATATGAATTTAAAAACGGTCAACTTAACATTAGATACTGTCACTATTACTGATATAGAGAACCACAAGATTGTTCCTGAGGAAAAACTACGGAAAGATTTGCGAAAACTAATGGAGATAGATGCTAATATAAACAAATACAGTTCCATAGGTAATCCATTTCTATATCATTTCCAATTAAAGAATTTGCTTAAATGTCGTAGAGGAGATAAAAAATCTATATACGACCTTTATGCCGATACGACGTTATGGGAAAAAATGATATCAGATACGAAGAAGAGAAATCGTGGAGGTCAAAGTGCCGCGGCTAATGTCTTTGAATGTTATCGTATTAACTTGGGTTCAGTTGTTATGTTTAAAAGTGTAACTGCCAAACACATATACAAGAAATACGGAGCAACGTCAGTATTAGACCCTACTTCTGGTTGGGGTGGTAGGATGCTAGGCGCTTGGGCATTAAGAATTAACTATACGGGAATTGATACCAATATAGAAATGAAACCCGCCTATGATGAAATGATTGATTTTTTAGACGCTGAATCTAATCCTTTCTTTGATTCTGAATATAAATTGAAAATGATTTGGGAGAGTTGTCTTGATGCTGATTTTTCAAAAATAGATTATGATTTTGTTCTTACGAGTCCTCCATATATCAATATGGAAATATACGAACACATGCCTAAATGGAGTAATGACGAACTTTTTTATAGGGAGTTCTTAAATCCTCTGATAGAAAAATGTAAAACTCATATTAAGAAAGGTGGTCATGTATGTTTTAACATTAGCTCTAAGATGTATACAGATGCTTTAAAATACGGATTAATTCCATGTGACATAGAAGAAGACTTGCCTCAAAATTTAGGACAAAAGACAGGTAAGAAAGCTCCGGATAAAATCTATATATGGAGATGCTAAATAGTGTATAATATATCTTTCTAGAAACGAGTCTAAACCCTATGTTAGCATTTAAATCTTATTTAAAATTAGAAGAGTCTACCCAATATCATATAGGCAAAGGAGGCTTTTCTAAAATATTAAAAACTAAACCTGAATTAAAACCACTTTTTGATATATTAGAATTAGATGCTACCAAACTTCATTTCAAATTTGAAGGTGGATTGGTAAAGGATGTTATCACATTCAAGATTATTACTAATAAAGATTTTTCCATAATTCAACAAATATATAATACCATTGCCCATCTTGTAAGTGATACTAGAATAAAACAAGGTCAACAGATAGATTTTAAATTTAGTGATACTAAAATTATTCTGTATAGTTCAGGCGGAAGATTACAAAACGTATACGATGAAAGCGGTACTAGTTTAAAACAAACTGCTCCTAATACTTCTCAGCAAGAAAGCGCCTTAGTTTTTGCTCTTAATCAACACGCCTATCCTACACAAGAAGAAATTAATTCAAAAGTTAATTTTTCTTTTGATGCTAAATGGCATTCAAGTTTTGTTAAATCATACAATCTGATAATCAATAATTTAGGAATAGGTTCATACCATTATTACAGAGACTCTGATAAAAAGAAACCCTCATTCTTAAACAAAATGTCTAGTCCTAAATATTTGCCCGATTCTAAAGATAATTGGAATCCTTCTGATATTTGGGCAGTACAAATTAATAGTGCTGATATTGTATCATCCAGAATAATGGACGTGCTTCATAAATTTGACAATAAACAAGCCACCATTTATGATTTGAATTTTGAAACAGAAAAACTGTTTGAAGAGCGATTACTAATTGGCCTATCAATTAAGAAGATTGAACATGGTAATGGTGCCTTGAAAACTGTAAAGGTTACACCTGAATATACTGAATCGGTTAGATTTGAATCTCCTATTTCTGGTGCTAAATTTAATTACAATCCAGCATTGTCATACATTGATCTAAACTGTTTATATAATATACTCGGAGATGATTTAAAATATCAATTTAGAATCGCTCCTAGAGCATCTTCTGGGGATTTGAATATGTATATGCAAGGAGCTGTATATCCGCAAAAGAGTAATTGGGATGGTTCAGTATCTAAAATATTACTAAATAGTAAAACTGAAAATAAAATTATGAGGTTCAAACTTGAAATAGATGCTAATGTTTATGGTACTTCATTAGAGCAAGCATTTAAAGTTATCCAAGATATCAATTTTATTTCATGGGTGAAAGGTAATGATTCACGATTCATTTCAATTTCAGATTTAGATAAAACTATTACTGAATATGAGGTTAAACGAGCATTATGCCTATTACATTTTGTATACGAAATAGAGCAATTGGAATTAGGAACTACTTTCAAATCATTATTTCTTTCTTCAACTAAGATGAACGACTTTTCGTCAATTCACTACAAGGTTTCTTAAAATGATTACATTCAAAGAATTTATTACAGAAGGGGGTAATGTATTTAAAGATAAAACTGCCTCTATTAAATTAGAACATATTGCTCCTACACTTGAAGCATATTTCAAAGAACTTAAACACATCTTTCCAAAGAAAGCAAGTATCTTTAATCTAAATCATTTTAAAGCATTAGGTTCAGTCGGCAAAAAGCCGATGTCTGGGGATATAGATCTTGGTATTGATTCAAAGAGTTTGCTTGATCATACTATGTCCGACAAATCAATGTCTGATTGGGGTATTGATCCTAAAGCAGTTCATATTGAATTTGCCAAGTTAGAAAAGAGAGCAAAGTCTGCTTCGCCTGAAATGTTATTAATGAAAGCATTTCTTAAAGAATTAACATTGTATATCAATTCACATGCTCCATCATTATATTGTGACGAAAAGAAAGTTACAAACGGCAACATTTTTGGTTTGTTTCCACAAATTAATGAGAAAGGTGAAGATGTTGGTATTGGAGTTCAGATAGATTGGATGATTGGTGACCTTGAATGGTTGACATTCTCTTACCATTCTGCTGCATATCCTGCTAATTCTAATGTAAAAGGATTACATAGAACTCAGTTGATGTTGTCTGCATTTCAAGTAGCGAATTATTCATTTAATCATGTAACTGGTGTTAAGGACAAGGATACTGGAGTTATTATTGCTCATAATCCAGAAGATGCTTTAACTGTATTAGGTAAGAAGTTAGGTGTCGCAATAACAAGAGCAGACGCTGAAGACTATTATAAACTACATAAGTTATTAAAAGCAAAACTTAAGCCAAAGGACTATTCTAGTATGATTGATATATACTTAAAGATACTTGATAGCACAAGAGCAGATATCCCAGATGACCTCCAAGTAGAATGGAAGAAACGTAAAACTAAATTAGGTTTGACTGGAAAGTTCTTGCCTGATAACTCAGTATTAAAAGGATTGTAATCTAGTAGAATTGCTTAAACTCTGGGTGCCATTTAGACAAATTTCCTTTATCGTAAGTCTTCTTTGTTTCAATTATGGATAGAAATGCCGGTCTAGGCTTTCCTATAAGACCTTGAGTTCGTTTTAATACCCATTCATCAGATTGGACAATTCCTTTAGAATGAGTATTACCCAGCATTCTTTTAGATCCATTTAGTTTAAATTCAACAGAACGAGTTTTACCTGTATTAGCGCCCCTCCTAGTTTCCTTTTCCTCATCAGACTGGATTCTACCGGAGTTTATGGTGTTACCTGTCATCCTACTAGACATATTTGATTTAAAGGTTTCTGTATGGTTAATATTTTTAAATATACCATTTGAGACGTGACGACAACATCTATTGAGTAAAAGAGGGTTGCCCCACACCTCAAAAATAGATAACTGTTCGTGGTATAAGGCATCTAATCCAGAAAAGAATTCAGCTAAAATAGTTATAGTAAACTCTTCAAATCTAGGTTTAACTATTTTTGAGGAAGTTTTATATTTTGGTAAGTCTAGGTGAGATGGTAGTTTATTTGATTCTCTGTAACCAATGTAGAATTCTCCTGTGATAGGATTATCCAATCGGTAGACGTAGGGAAGTGCTTTTTCTGATGTATAAATAGTTTTGCTGGTCATATTGGTTCCTGTAATTAATAGAAGAATGATTAGA